GTAGCACTTGCTGCGACACCAGCTTCCGTATCGTAAATGTGAATTTGATCACCTTGGGTTGAGTTGACCACGTTTACATTTATCGAGCCATCGCTATTAACATCGAGAGCATCTGCACTAGAATCAACCACCTGAACTATCGCAGTTCCATCGGTAAGGGCCGCCAAACTATCGGCATCATGTACCAATAACTCATCAGCAGTATTAACCTCTGCCACGTTAGCAACAGTTGTACCCACAATCCTTGAACCAACATCACCATCTGACTCTGTTCTTACGGGTAAAGAACTATCAAAATCTGCCATATTGTTTACTCACCCCCTTCCAATTTCAAACTAGACTTATAATTCTCAAACTCCTGTTTAGCTACGACGATTGCCTCGTCAATATCTTTTATGGAGTTTGTGTAGTTGTCTATTCTCTCTTGGAGTTTCAACCTTTCAATCTCAATTTGTTGTCTCCTTACCATCATGGTTGGGACTCGATTCTCCCATTCCATCAAGGCAATTTTCTGGTTAAGCGTCAATTTGTCGGCCATAAAATCCTCCTGTGTATAAAGTTGATGATGTAACATTGTTGGTAACCTTTAACTCAACCACCTGCCCTGCGGTGGCAATGTATATCAAGTAACTCTGGACATTCCTGTCCGTCCAGGCGTTGCGGCCTTGCCATACCTTTGCTCCTCCCACGTATAACTTGAATATCCCGTTGTTGATCCCGTCACCGTATAACCCCGATACATTTAAGACCTTGGCGGTGGGTACGGTGTACGTGGCCAAAACTAGGGTGTTGCCAGCAGCTACGGTTTGCTCTCCATACTGGCTGATGATGTCCGCGTTACTCGCTCCACCCAAGGCATCAACGATCGCCTGCAAAAGACCCGTGTCGTCGGCTACGATGGTTGATTTAACGTTAGTAACGGGGTTGGGTATCTTTTGGGGCGGGAAGTTGTCGACCGAGATGTGGTTGGGCAGATTAACCTCAGGGAAGCGAATGTTGGAGATGGCTGTCACGATCTCATCCGTGCGGTCTTTGGGAGTCGCCCCCACCATCCGTTCGGTCAAAGCCTCCAATATCTCCGTCAAATCCTGGCGCTCGTCGGGAACCGCCTCCAATTGATCCTGCAGTTGGCCAAAGGCCGTCTGCACTGCCCGCTCGGTGTTCTCGGCCACAATGGTGTCCAAGTTGCCGAGCTTATCCTCCCGCTCAACCTTCATTAGATAAGCCTGGATGTTGTTGCGTAAGTTGATGAGCTTCTTGCGGTCGAGCGCCATTTACCGACCTCCCGTTATCTCCATGAGGCTTTGCATGAGCGCCTGTTCCTCAGGGCTTAATGGTGCTTGGTTGCCTGGAGGCGGAGCGCCCATCATCATGGGCGGGGCTTGCGCTCCTGGAGGCATAGGCACGGGCGGCACCATGCCCGTTGGCGCGACTGGTTGCCCCATAACGGGCGCCACTGCTCCTGCGGGGGCACCTGGGGCCGCTGGGGCCGTCGGCGGCTGAGGTGGCTGCATCTGCGCCTCTGGGCGGGCGGGCACTTGGATGCCCTGCCTGATGTAATCCTCATGTTCAGTCATGTGTGCCTCCACGATCGGGTTGCCCCGTGTGCCTAAGACACGCTGGTGGACCGCCAGGTGGATTTGATGGCGATCCTCGGGTAAGGCGCGAATGTCTGAGCGCCCTTCCTCGGCCATCATTTGGTTCTCCTGCACGGCAATCTCCTCGTCAGTTACACCTGGTGTTCCTTGGGCTTCCGTGCCTTGAGCCTTCTTTAACAGATCTTCCTCACGGGTGCGGTCAACAATCCCCGCAATGTCGGCAAACTCAGCGTTCTCGAGGAACGTCTGTTGGTCAATTAAACCTGCCCCAAACCACTCCTTGAGCATCTCTAAGCGGGCGCCCTTGGTGTAGGCCAACCACGAGCCGACCGACACCTTGACCTCGTTCTTGTCGCCGATAACGGCCAGGTCAAAGTTGTCCATACCGATCTTTACCTTGGTGACATTGTTTCTAAAGTTAGTCGCTTTCTCGCCAATAATAGCAAAGTGTTCGGGGTCGCCGCCCTTGCCTAAGACCTTGATGACCTTGGGCACCGAGAAGTTACGGGCGATAACATGCAGGAGCTTTTGGCCCACGTCCACCAGGAAGTCTTCCAGGCCGTCAATCAGATCTTGCTGGTTGACCGCGTCGGCTGCCTTTAACTCGGCAATGCCGATACCGCTTTTAACGCCTGCGGGCACGCGACCCATCGACACCTCGTGGGCACCACCCACGTCCTCGATGTACATGCGCATGTTTTGAATCTGCTGTTGGTAAGAGGCGGGCAAAGGTTGCAAAGGCATGGATGACACCTCAGCGCCTGCGTTCTTCTCTATAATGTCACCGTGTTCGTTGGTGAATATTCTCACCCCCGAGTTCTTGTCAATGACGATGCGTCCGATGGCGTACTTATAGTTGTACTTAAAGATAGAGCTTTCTAAAGCGTTCAGGGCGCGGTTCATGGGGATGACATGCTTGATCCAGCTCTCTCCGTAAATCTCCATCGGGTTGACATCGGCTTGGAACAGGGAGAAGGGGAATTGATCATCCCGCAGTAGTTTGTACTGCAAGGGGTCCTCAACCGAGTCGAGGTAAACCAAGAAGCGCATAACCACCTCGCCAACGCGCAGGTTATCCGTATCCTCGTTATTCTCCTCCAGCTCAGCCTTAATCTCTTCTAGGTTGCGTTCGTTGACATGGATTTTGATCCACGCCTCCTTCAAGATAACACCTGACTCCTCCGACTCCTTGTCAGTGGATTGGTTGAAGCGCAACGCTTGCAAGAGGAATTGTTTGTACTCGGACGCTGCCAAACGGGGGTCACCCTGAATCTCAAAGCGATCGGTTTGCCACTCGTAATCGGGGTTGGCGCGTACCGCGTTTAAAGATGTACGCACCGCCTTAACAACGTACTCGGCATTGGCCAAAGAGTGGGCGTTGGAGTCAATGTAAAAATCGAAGGGGTCTACCAACCACGCGTAAGCATCGCCCGTGCCGTCCTCGCCCCCGTACGGGTCGTAGCCAATTTGCCACGGACCACCAACCGAGTACTCCAAGCCCTGGATGACGGTGTCCTTGAGCAAACGTCGCAAGCCCAGGAAGTCGTAGTAGTTGTCTAATAATTTACCCGAGTAACGGGCGTTCTTGATCGCCTCCTCCGATAAACCGCGCGGGGACACCTCCCACTTGGGTCGAATGGACGTCACCTGGTTCTTAATGGTACGCATCTGCGCGTGGGTAATGTTAATCGGAATGCGCGCCGATGACCGCGTTTGCAGCACGATGGTGCGATTGTTGGGGCTTGTGCGGGAGAATTGGTAACCACGCCTAAACAGGTCGCGGTTCAACCACTCCCAATCGTATCTCTTGCGAGCATCAGAGGCTGATGTAAACAGCTTCTCTGCCTTTTGGCGCTCGCTACGCTTAATCGCCAGCTTGGCCAGCGCCTGCGCATCGGCTTGAGATACCTCCGATGTTGGTTTGGGGATATCAGCCATATGATGGTCGCCTCTAATTAATTACTAACAATATTAACGGGTCGGGTATGGCCATCGACGATGACCTTGTTGATCTTGTTTATCTCCAACGGAGCTTCCTCATCGGCCAACATAAAGTCGGGCTGATCGGGCACAATGTTGGGCTCCTCCTTGACCTCGGTGCCAAGCGCTTTGATGACATGGGCAAGGGCACTGATCTTACCTGCAGGTAGCTCTTTGGCGTTGTCCAAGACATAATCGGTCACCCGATCAACGTTGCTTTTCATAAAGTTTGACTCCCGTGTACTTTGGTTGTAATTTCTGGACTTGGCGTAATTCTCTCATAAGTTGTTTGGCCGTTACAAAGTCACCGTCCTGGTTGGCCTGGTTGATGCGATCGCGCAGATCGCGCTCCTTACGGATAAGCAGGATATCAAACCCCCGCTCCACCAGTTCCTCGTCGGTGATCGGTGGCATGGCCACCAATGTCCTTTGATGGTCGATCAGCTTCTGCATGAGGGTCTTGACCGCCTCGTAGTCCTCTTTGTCTTTAGCGTCTTTGACCTGGGCTAACAAATCCTGCTCTATTTCTATCTTCTCCAACGTGGCCTGGTCTATATCCATAAATACCAATAAACTCCCAACCAGTGGGAGTTCTTCCTTTTAAATTAAGCAATAGTAAGACCGCTCTTGTTATAGCACGCCTAAACACTTGCCGTCAATCAATCCTCATTTTGATCATCGTGCCGTCTGCTACCTGCCTGAAGTACGACCGCTTGGCTGACCCCAATATCTCACCGTTAGTGACTAAACCCTTGGAGATGTGGAGTACCATGGAAACGTCACCGTAGCCCGACACCGCGCAAATCCTGTCCACCTGCATCTGCGCGTCGTAGAGGTGCGGGTAGTGGTCTTTGAGAAATTGCAACAGGTTCTTGTGATCTAAAGTTTGGGTCATTAGAAGTAATCTCCCAGCTCGGTTTCGTCCGAGTTCAGTTGTGATGATAACTCTGATAAGTTATTCTGACTGTTCTCGTCCACCGCTCGGCCCATACGGTACTTCTCCTCCTCATTAAATGAGGATAACTTGTTGGGCATTTGAATTTGACCGATGACCGTGAACATATCCGTGGCCAAGTAACGACCGCAGTCAAACGGGTGCTCATAGTAGCCATCCTTCTCGTAATGCTCGCTTAACGGTTGCCCCTCTCTGGTCTCAGGGAAATGCAAACCACCCCTAAATCCGTCAATCAGGAGTTGTTGGGATGGGTCCACGATCATCCCAGGCTTGCCGTCGGCCCGCATGGCCAGCTTCTGACGGATGATCTCGGCGCCCTGCTTGGTGGGTTGTTTGCGCGAGCGGATGTAAATGCCGACTGACTCCAATATCTGCACCGACGTCTTCTCGCTCTTGTCAGAAATGGCCTCGCCTGCAGGGTCACCCACGTCCACGTACATCGCCCCAGGAAAGTGGGTGATGCAGTGGGTCCGCACCCGTTTACCAAAATCGAGGACGTTCTCGTCCTGGCCCAATATCACCTCTAACCAGCACCATTGATCCTGCTTGTTGAGCTTGGTGATCAAGCAACACGGGCGGTGATAACCATAGTCCCAACCACGGTAAACGATCTCCTTGGGTTCATAGGCACAGTTTTCAATGTTGAACTGCTTAAACTCAGGGAAGAACGTCTTGCCCTCAAAGACCGTGTAATCGATCTCGTATTCCCGCATCCAACCCCGCTCGGGCATGCCCTGCATGGCCATCTTGATCCAAGCCTCCGACGCTTTATCGGGGTCGGCTGAATAGTGGACCGTCACCACGGTAAACTTGTTCCGCGGGTTGCGGCTGACTGGTAAAAGCATGTTACCTTCCGACTTGCTTTAAATAATATACCAACGTCGGACCGTGGAGCTTGATCCCGTGGGCCAACATTGACTTTCTCACCTGGGACACATACTCGGCCTGCACCCGTTTGTGGAGCTCGCCGAAGTAAACCCCGTTGAGCATGAACGTCACCTCGTGATCCCCCGTCCCAACCGTGTAGACCTTCTCGGGCGGGTCTTCGGTGAAGTAAACCTCAAAGTTATCTGCTTTTACTCTTTTTACCTGTCTGGACCCATCCATGTTCGATTCCTCGCAATAGATTAGCCTGCTTTTGGGCTTTGGCTTTGGTCGTCTTCTTGGCATGTACTTGGTTGGGGGTGCTCACTTGGTATCCCCCCTTAACCTTTTTTACTTTGGTAGGCATACGTTCCTCCTCACCCCCTTCCTCAAAATACCCGTACCTGTTATTAGGTAAACCCGTAGCGCAAGCATAACAAAGCCACTTGCCTGACACAAACCACATTGGGGCGTCGAAACAAGCCATGATGGGCAAGTTACATTGGTAACATTTCATAGGAACAGCCAAACGATCTGTGAAATCAACAGCCCTAGCAGTACCCACGGGAGGTAGACTCGCACACTCCCCCTCCGCTAATTGTTACAGCTTGGTGACGGTGCGCTGTTGGAGCTTCTTTTTGCAATTGTTGCACCAAGCGACCACCACCACCTTCTTTTTATCGTCAGTTATCTCGTCCAACGTTAATGTATCAACCTCAAACCCACAATCACAGTAACCGTCGTACTTGTAAATGAGCGCGATCCCCTTCTTTGCCCGCCATTGGGCCGCCGTTGCGGTGCCTGTGGACGGTATTTTACCTAAATCGGGGGGGTCTGTGGCATTTCCACTCGGGGAAGGCGTTGCTTGTTGCCTCAAATTCGGCTTTTCTATGATCGGGTCGGCAATGATAGCCTCCGACTCGGGGGGCAAACCCGCCAACCGCTCTTCTTCGTAAATATCGTCCATCGTGCGGTTGGGGATCAACCCCAAATTGTGCTTTTCTTTGTGGTTTAGATAATCCACGTTGGATTTTAGCTGCTCACCGCACCGCTCGCACATAAACGATCGTTGATGGGTCACAGCTCATCCTCCTCGTCGTTGCGCGGTACCTCCACCAACCAATAGAGGCGGTTAACCAGCTCATCACGCCACTCGTTCTTGGTATCAAACGCCCCATCCTGGGTGTACAACCACTCCAGCACCTCTCGCAGGCGATCCAAACGACCATCACTTTTCATAACGCTTCTCTCCTTTCTTTACCGATTCTAAATATTTGTCTTGGATGTGTGCTTTAAGTTCCATTAAGCGGTCTACTACCTCAACCGATGCGTCCAAGTCGCCCGTGATAATGTCGATCAGCATTTGGTCTATCTTTTGGGAGATGGTGATCCAAATTGGAAGCATAAGTGCATCTTACCCTTTTACACTACCGCTCGCAATTGTTAAAGGCCGTCCGAGCGCACCAGGTAAAAGAAGTTCTTAAAGTTGGGGGTGCTGACCATGGCAACCGAACCTCCCCCGACGACAGTCGGTTTTGCCGCGATCCATGACTCCTCGGCCTTGTCTTGGAAGGCGGCCTCGTCCGAGAAGATGCGTGAGGCGGTGTACTGCCTCAAAACATCCGAACCCTGCGGCGTGCCCTGGATGATACTATTTTGCTTCCCAAACTCCAGCTTTAGATAGGCCGTGGGGCGACGAATGGGAAACTCACTGTGGATAACACTCTTATAAGGTTCAGGGTAATTCTCGTAGATAAACTTCGCCCGATCAACCAGATGATTGGCATCCATCTCCTTTTTACTTTGGAAGAAGATGCGCCGCCCCTCGTGGAACTGGGCGTCCCACAAATGACAGGCGACCATCACCCACGTCACCATCATTTGGCGCGACTTCTCCACCAACAGTAACTGCTCGTGTAGAAAGTGGTACGCCAGCTCTTGCAAGTAACGCTTGTGCATGGGGAGTGGTTTGATCGGCTGCTTCTCGTCGTGCTCGTCCAACGTCCACACCATGTTCTCCAGGTAGTAAAAGAGGTCGGTGCTGGCGCGCTTGACCTCCTCAACCGCGGTCAGGCGCGACAATTCCTCCAGCTCCTCGTTACTCAATCGCTTCACCTTCTTCAACAGCACGTTGGGTGGCAGTCTTGCTAAAGAGGTGAGCGAGTCGTTCGGCAAACTGCTCATGATTGGTCACCAGATTAATTGTTTGGTTGGTTTGATTCAATTCCACCACAGGCCCCGAGAACTCCTTACCGTGCTTCTTCTCCAACCACCACCGTGATGTTGCCACGTCCTTCTGCTGGGTGATGGCATCGATCACCACCTGCCCCGCCGCTAAACGGGGGAATTCGCGCGCCTTATCCATCTTCCTGGCAAACGACGGGTCACGCTTGTACGCCCGATAATAAGTTGTCTCGTCTATTTCCGCGAACCGACAAGCTGTTTCGATCGTTACGCCCAGCTTAAACACGCTCTCCAGGTTTGCCACCTTCTCGTCCGTCAAGACCGTCCATTGGTACACCGTCTTGCTGTCAGGGGTGAGGGGTTTCTTTGAAGCGGTGATCAGCTTGTTAGATTCACTCGCCATTTCTCTTCCTATAATTATCATATAATCGGTGGTGCATAGCACACAATTGACGCCAATCGTCTAAATCTCTCCTATACTCCCCGCTAATATTTGCCCACTGGACATTAATTATCGAACCACACTCCTCACACTGCTTTGCCTTACCATGCCATTGGTGTAGCCATTTATGTTTGGCAGAATAACCAGCATCATCGCCCTTCCACTGGTATGCAGATAATCCAACAATATTTTTGTATCCTTCATTTCTACATTTAATATCACAATACTTTTTATTAGCTGATTTGAATGTTTTTATTTCTTTACCACAATTTTTACATTTGTTAATAACTGTTGCCCTTACAGACCAACACGCCTTAGAACAATACTTGGCAATTTTTACGTTTGAGCTACCGAATCTTCCGTTAATATCTTTGACTCCATAAAAGATTCGTCCACAAACTTGACAGGGTCGTGGCACTGCTTTCCGTTTGCGTCTATGATCTTGTAGGCTCTCTTGCCCGTGAACTTCATCCACCTCTTGATAATAACATCAACGTAACTATTATCCAATTCTGACATGAAGCATCTGCGCCCCGTCTGTTCGGCTGCAATTAGGGTAGACCCCGATCCCCCGAACGTATCCAGCACGATGTCCTCGGTCTTGGAGGAATTGCGGATTGCCCGCTCGCACAGCTCAATTGGTTTCATGGTTGGGTGCAAGTCATTCTTTAACGGGCGGTTAATCATCCAGGTATCCCCCTGATCCCGCGCCCCGCACCAATAACGGTCAATGCCCTCTTTCCACCCGTACAGTATCGGTTCGTACTGTCTTTGGTAGTCCGATCGGCCCATTGTGAAAGTGTTCTTAACCCAAATGATAAACGTGGACCAGTGACCTCCCGCCGCGGTGAATGACCGCTTGAGGGTGTCGATCTCGGATGAGGACATGCAGATGTAGATTGCCCCTTTGGTAAATGTTAGTAAGTTAACACAGGAGTCGTACAGAAACGCAGCAAACTCGCCCCCCAAATTGTCGTTGAGGATAGTGCGGTTGCCTCCCCTTAGCTTATCCTTCATGGTCTCACCGTAGTTAACGTTGTAGGGCGGGTCGGTAAACGTCATGTCTGCCTTCTTGCCGTCCATCAGCTTGCCCACGTCATCCAACGACGTCGCGTCCCCGCACATCACTCGATGCTGCCCCAGCTCATAGATTTCTCCGCGGACCGACACTTCTTCTTCGGCCAGTTCGGGGACCTCGTCCTCCTCAGCAGAGGGGCCGTATTGGCTCAAGAGTTGATGCAAGTCAGCGGGTTGCCCCAAATCCAAGTGATAGTCGTCCAATTTGATCTCGTCTTTAAACCCGTAAATTAACTCGGCCAGGGCGTCCCTGTCCCAGCGGCCCGCCAGCTCGTTGTCGGCCAGGGCGATCTCGATCTTCTCCGCCTCGGTCTTGGGGTGGACCTCGGACACCCAAATGTCGGTGATACCCAGCTCTTGGTAGGCGCGCAGGCGCATGTTGCCACCAATAACCGTGCCATCGGGCGTGATCAAGACAGGTTTGAATTGGCCCCAGCGTTCGATCTTGTGTTTGAGAGAGGCAAAGGCGTCCTTGGAGATGGTGCGGGGATTTTGATCCCAAAGTTTAAGTTCACCGATCGGACGCATATCATTCATAGGGGAATTGTATCACTTTCCACTAAGGTCAGCTATTCGCGGTTTGGGAGAAAGACATCCTTGATGGTCATGAAGTCTCCCAATAAACGTCGTCCCGCATTGCTTTGAAGATGCGTTCGGTTAATTCAGCGTCCGCCTCAATCCTTTGGTGGCAGCTTTGGCAGGCGGGTATCCACTCCGAGATGCTCCATAAAGTCTCGTCGGGTTTGTCGTAATACCAGCGACGTTTGTGACGGTGGGCGGGGCCGTGCGCCTCCCCCAAACACCCTGGCAAACCAATCTGACACCAGCGCCAGTCGTGGTCCCTGCAGATTTGGTCAATGTGGCGCCGCGCCTTTTGGTTAACCTGGGTTCTCCCACTCATAAGTGTTTATTTCTTACTCTCTAATAGCTTAATAACGTCTTGGAGGGCGTTTTCATATCCAACATCTTCCTCAACGGTTGTATCTCCCCTCATCCGACCCATCATCCCCTCTACTTCTTCCACCAGACTCTTTAAGAGTTTTAGGCGTTCTTGCTTAATAAGGTCTTTAATTGGTTGGTCATAAGACTCCATCCAGTCATCTTGTTTCATA